ATGAAAAACATACAAAAATTGGGTGCATATTTACCGGAAACTTACCAGTATTTCCCGATTTTTACCGATATTTTCACCTATAATGATACCGCCTTTGATACCATTTTTTTTATTGTAGCGATAATCAGTAGATACCAAAACTCAAAAGAATATGAAATATCCGACAATGAGATTCGTCTTTGATCGTAAAAAGGTTGCGACAAAGACACACAAGGGACTCGTTCAAATTGAAGTTTTGAGCGAAGGTAAGAGAAAATGGATCGGAACCGGCGTTAAAGTCTATTCCGACCAATGGAATGATCGAAAGAAGATAATCAATTCGGTTGAAATGATTCAATTGAACCAGTGTCTTGACGAACAACTCCGGGTTATCCAAAATTGGATTAATGAACTTATCAGCAAAAAGGAAGTTTTTGATTTTGATAAGCTGGATAGATTTTTGAGATATACCAATAAATCAGAAAGTTTTGTTGACTTTGTAGAAAGAAGGATTGAAGAACGTGGAGATATAACGGAAAGTACCAAAGCTTCCCATCGGACATTTGCGGCCTCATTACGTGAATTTGACAGAATAATATATTTTTCTGATCTCACAAAAGCCAATATCACATTGTATGATGATTGGTTACATGCTAAGGGCTATTCACAGCCGACAATATATAACTATCATAAACGTAACAAACGTTATATCCACGAGGCCATAAAGTTTGATTTGCTAAAAAATGATCCGTATAAGGGTGAGCGTTTTTCCCGTGGCAAACATGCCATCAGGAAATATTTGACTGCCGAAGAATTGAAGAAAGTGAAAGATGCTCAAATAGACTCGGAAACGATCTGTAGAGTCCGTGACCTTTTTATTTTTCAGGCATATACTGGAATATCCTATGCTGATCTTGCTAAATTCAATTTCAAACGTGACGTACAAAAACGCGGCAATAAGTATGTTATATTGGATATTCGTTTAAAGACAGAAGAAAACTATTTTATCGTATTACTGCCTCCTGCAATGGAAATATTGAGAAAATATGATTATGTGCTTCCGATTATCAGTAATCAACAATACAATTTGCGGCTTAAAATAGTTGCTGATTATGCAGAGCTTGATAGAAATTTGACCGTCCACATGAGTCGGCACACATTTGCGACAATGTGCCTGAACAATGGGGTTAAAATGGAAAATGTGAGTAAAATGCTCGGTCATACAAATGTACGCACCACACAACAATATGCTAAAGTTCTGAATGCCGAAGTGGAAAAAGACTTTGAGATGCTGGAACGGATTTTGTCATAGTATAAGAGAGCCACGCTAAAATAGTTCTACCGATATTTAGCGTGGCTTGTTTCATTTAAAATACTCCATAACTTGTGCCGATTGTTCACGGAGACCACAGCAAAGATAATTTTGAGTCATTTCCACGCTTGCATGTCCCATCATTTGGCTTATTGAGTATAAATCGGCACCGCGTAAATACAAATTGGTTGCAAAACTCCGGCGTGCCGTGTGGCTTGAAACAAATTCCCATTTTTCACCTTCCACTTCCTTTCCAGCCTTGAATACTTTAACCGCCTCTGTGATTCCGGCTTTCCGGCAAATATTACGGATATTATTGTTGAATGTCGGATCACTAACTTCTTCTTTAGGCAAATTTGTTAGTAGCTCTTTCACGATTGGCTTCAATGGCACTGTGGCATGAGTTTTAGTTTTTAGGCTGACATAAGAGATCATTCCACCCACTATATTACGGTTATTCAACCGTGTATAGTCACTATGACGGCAACCGGTAAAGGCTCCTATTAAAAATTGTGTGCGCACCAATTGTTCGTTGGCATTCTTGGGAACATAGGTGATAATTCGTTCAAGTTCTTCATCAGTAAGCCAAACATTAGTGCTTCTCACATTTTTTACTGAAAGGATTTTATTATAGTCTTTAGGTAGCTCAACCTCTTCATTATACAAGTTCAATACAGCTTTTAATTTGGCGGCATATTGGCGAACAGAGTTTGGTGCCAGCCGTTCTTCCATATAATCAACAAAAGTCTGCAATCGGATTTTTGAAAGATTCTCCCATGTTGCCGGGCAATCATTTGCCCGACTATACATGTTGAGTATAATTTCATATTTTGGGTATTTTGCCAAGAATGCTATGCGTAAGTCTTTCATTTTTATTTCATTTCTTTATTCCAACCATCATAAATATCTTCCCAATTATCACCTAAGCCAACCCTTATGCCGAAAGCGTTGTAACATTGTTGTACCGCTTCTTTCGGTGGTAAGTATCTCCCGTCACTTAACATTATATAGCCTTCATTTATTTCTTGTTGTAGCAAGTTTATATCTACTGGCATAATTTCATCAGGGAACAGCACCACGTTTCCTTTACTCGTTTGATAACTGACTCTTGGTAGTTCAAAATGCCCTCTCTGCCCAGTCAATAAAGAACAGATTCCGATTTCTCCGGTAATGAGATGAACTTCCGTGTTTGGCGCATTTATAACCATAAAATAGGCGTTATCGTCATTTTGGAAATGATTTACTACTCTGCCCACCCTTTCTGTATCACATCTTCTCATTCTCTCGTCCCAAAGATGTCCCAAATCATCATGGAACCGGATATAATCTCTTACTTTATCCCATGTTCTTACAGACAGAAATTTCATAGCAGGTAGAGTAAGAGTTTTTTCTACACCATTATCATATTTAAGTTCATGGGTAAAGTAATGTTTTCGTGAGCCGGTAATGTGTATATCCGTAACATCAAAGTTTTCATCATATCCGTTTTCGGTGGAATATTCTTCAAGAACAACAATATCACTCTGTACGATTTCATCAACTATCTTTTGAAACTCATTATAGGCATTGGTTAGCAGGTTTTCGGTATTCATGTTGTCCTGCATGGGTATTTGTGCAACAAGTCTTATTGGGTATTCATTATGTTCTGTACCGTAGCACATATTCTCCACAATACCACAATTAACCTTCCCACATCTTTCATAAAAGAAGTCCATTGTACGCAATACATCTTGGTTGCTTAATTTCGTGGGTTGGGTAACAAACAGCACATAACTTACTTTTACCCTACTAAGAAGTTCTATATGCACGTTTGTAACACTTGGAGGCGTGTCAATAAGAACATAATCCGGTTTGATAGAGTGTATTTTCTTTTTAGCCAGTTCAAGATATTGCCTTACCATTGATTTTTCCAAGTAAATAAACTTGGAAAACATATTTCCAGAAGAGTGTACCCAAATCATTTCATGCGGATGATCGCCTTCAAATTCGGTGTTCATTGACGGGGTGTTTATATCTGCATCAATGATAAACACCTTATTCCCTTGTTTTGCAAGTAATCTTGCTATATTTGCGGTTGTTGTGGTTTTGCCTACGCCGCCTTTGCCTGAATATATTATAACAGCTTTCATATCAATTAAATATTTGGTTCAATAAATTCTATATTAGCCATCCGCATTTCATCTTCAAACGTCCATTTGTAATTGTGATTTTCCCAAAATGAAGCATATTCACAACCACGGCAAGTAACAGAGTATCGGCCTTCTCCTATTTTTCTTGCTTTACAAACATCGCGGAAAATCCGGTTATCTATCGGAAAGTCTGTAAAACATACGATCTCTTTTCCTTCATCCAGTAGCTTTTTAAGAAGCTGATAGTCACGACTGGTTCTATATGGCATATTCATGGTTGGCTCCTTCTTTCATCAATTCAGGATTATCAAAAGCATTTCCTATGACTCGAATTTCCCGTTTGAAATCATTCCACCAATCAGGTGAAATTTGTTGCCATGGGTTCATCCATTCTTTATTTAAGTCGCTGATATTGGCAAGGCAAAAGCAGGCATATTCATCTATGTATTTAACCAATTTGGGATATTTACCATTAACACTAATAATGTCATGTTCGTAAATTTCTGTACCTTCTTTATCTGTTTTGCCTATAAATTGGCCGATTGTTTTGCAATCAACCTCATACTCTATGAATGTTCTTTTACCTCTATGGTTCAGATCACCATATACCCACATCTTTGTATTAAGGCTTTTGCCTCTGAATTTTATTATTCTCATAAATATTAAGAGTCAAGTTTTTTAATAAATTCATTTAATCTACTGGCTGAATAATCGGTACCGCCAATTATAAAATAACCATCAACGGCAAATTTGAATGCTTCAATGGCTTTTTGTCTCATTCCTTCTTCGGCTATCGCTATTGCTGCATAGGCTTTTGCTTCTGATATGGCATATTGCACATAGCCGGTAGAATCCATCCGGTTGTCACTTTCCAAATCCAAAGTGTTACGTCTGATATAATCTTTTGCTTTTTGATTCATAATTATGCTAAAATTGCTTTATTTGTTTTCTAAATTCGTTCCATTCGTTGTTGGTAAAGTTGAAAAGAGTCTTTTTGCCTTTTTCTTCCCAATCACTTATGGCATAACCTACTAAATAAACTTTTTTAGTGCTGAAATCAAATCCTGTCACCCTATAACGTTTTTCATTATCCCGGTACATTGCCCCTTTGTATAACCTTCTGCCTTTGGAGTCTATGAAGGGTTTAATATTGCAGAATGCTTCATAGCTTTGGCAGGCTGAAATATTTCCCGAAGTAACAGCTTCCCGATAGAAATTTTCACCATAGCCCTTACCGTTGGCGTTGACTCCAAACCAGTAACCACCGCTGAATTTTGAAAATATATTCTGAAAATCCTCTTTATTGAATTTCATTTGAGATATTATAGCCAACTTAACTGCTTCATACATGGCTATGTTGACTCGTAAATAAGAATCAGTCTTTTCATTGTTCCAAACAAATTCTATCAGTTCAAAAGCTTTTGATTTTTCATTCATACTTTAGGGTATTTTCCTTCTCCTTTCGGATCAGTTCATTAATAAATTTACTCATGTTCGGTTGCTCTCTGACAAAATCAACCAAATCAATATCCAGTCTAATAGCATAGACCTTACTTTTCGTAACCGGTTTGTTTCGGCGATAACTTCTTTTGGCTTGTTTATTCTCTTCCATAATGATTCATTGATATATGTAATAATTCGTTTGAAATGGCTGTAATTTAGGTTTGTTTGCCTCTTTTGTTCCGTCTCTGATTCGATGATTACCTTTGGTGTGAAAACGTCTGAAATCTCCCCAAAATAGTTCATCTGCATTTGCCTTTGGTCGGATTGTTCCCCAAACATATCGCCGTAATAGTTCGGGCAACATCATGGAAACAAATAGTAACGCTATACATTGGTGATTCAATAGTTCGGGCACAACGGTTCGGCTGATAATTCGTTCATGTTTATGTATGAAGATAGGCACTGGGAAAACCAAAGGCCGATCAATATACAATAGTTCGGGTGTGTATGCGCGTACTGGTTCATCCTCTGTTATTGGTTCGGGTACATTTGCGTTTGTTTCTTCGCTTACTGGTTCGGTCAATAGTTCAGGCAAAGAAATGCCGGATAGTTCGGTTAACATTGTTAGCCTCTGTAATGCTTTGTTTATTTGATCCTGATAAAACCAACGGGAAATAAAATCTATCAGAGCTACCAAAGCAAAGACAAACGCCGGTGTTTTCGTTTGTGCATCCACATATAAGGCCGGTAAATGTTTTTCCGGCTCTCTTACCGGTTCTTTTTCCGTGATGATCGGAGCTTTGGCGCGATCCAAAGCCTTTATATTACATTTTAGGTTCGGGCAAATAGAATCATTTATAAACGCAGGCATAACCACACCTATACGCGCCATCTTATCATCAAAGACCACCGCCCGATCAGGTGCCACCAGCCACACGCCACCAGTCCAGCCGGGAAGCAATGGGATAACGTTTAATGCAAAGAAACCTAACTTTATATCAATTAAAGCGGCTTTTTCCAATGTTACACAAAGTTCTTTGTGTCCGTTACTGTCTGCATCATTATAAGATAAATAAACTTTATTCTCTCCGGCAATAGTGCGAAGTGAAAAACCGCTTTTTTTGTTTCGTTTGGCTATTTCTTTTACAAAACTGGCAACCGCTTTTAATTCGCTTTTCTGAATCTTTATAAATCCGTCTTTTGAAAGATTGGGGTACACAAGCCGGTAATTAGGGAAATATCCGGCAAAATCACAAACAAAGGTTTGTTTCTTATCGTTGGTTATTTCTGTAATATTGCCGCCTTCCTGATTACAAACACAAACAGAACACCGGCCAACCATTTCTTTTAAATGCTTGGGATTGATAAATAATTTCAGGCTGTCAGGCAAAAGCCCGGATGTTTCAATAATTACGGGGTATTCTTTTAATGTACGCCCATCAGAAGCGACTAAAGCCGATTTGTAAGGATCAAGATAAATATAATTAAATGCTGGTCTTAGAGAATCTTTTGTTACTAATTTAGTGATATTTAGATGCTCTTTTGTAATCCATATATCAAAGGAGCAAACAATATTTTCGCGCTCTTCTATTTTGGTAAACCTTGTTTTATTGGCTTGTTTGGTGCCTATCAGCTTTTCAAATTGCCAAACAAGATTAAAAACCTGATCCACTGGAAAGGAACATTTAAAGCTGTTTATTTGTACAGTCCTAAAATCCGTTATATTTAGTTGGGCGTCAACGCAAAGATATTTTATATTTATCTCGTTACCGTTGGCATCTTTCAGCTTTGCAAGCTCCGCGGCGGTATAGGTGCCGGGAGCTATTTCTATTTCATTTGTAAAAACGTCGTTTGCTATTTTAACCAATTCGGCCAAAATGAGGCCGTTAAATTCTTTTTCATTCATAACATTAAATAGTTAGATATTTTACACCAAAGTAAAAGCCTAAAGCAAGGCAAAAAAGCAAGTAAATAGGAAGCAGCCAAAGACCGCCAAACACGCTAAAGCAGATTAATAAAACTACTATTAGCCAAATAATTACGCCCACCATGTTAGAAAGTAGGGTTTTCAAGCTCTTGCAAAAAATCTTCCTCCGTTATGCTCTCACATATATTTGAGCCATCAACATAAACACTAAACCCGGTTGCGGTGCGGAATACTTCTAATTTGTGCGTTTCTCCGTTTGGGGATTCTATTATATAGGTAGTCATAATATCAAAGTTTAAAGGAATGCCGGGAAACCGCCCGGCGCGGTGGAATTATTTGTATTATTCGTTTATGTTATGTAAATTACAGTTCCAAACGTGAAAAGGGAATGAACCGTTTCCATTAAGACTAACGACAGACGTACGATCCCCGTTATCCTTTATTACATAAACTATAAGCTTTCTAAATCCGTATAACCCAATATGATATAATATCTTTTTCTCCATAAATTTAAAATCTGTCTGATTGATCGTCTTTATTTATAAAGTCTTTTAATTTTTTGGGATCGGTGCCGGAGATAAACACCACGGCACCGAATAAAAGCAGCATTAAACAAAACATTTTTATTTCATTTTAAAAGTTATGCCAGCAGGCAACAAAGAACGGTTAACACTGGAAACAAATTTATTAAAATCGTTCTCCGTTACTTTTGTTTCGTAGTCTTTCCAATTAAAAACAAGCTCGTTACTATGATCGTAATATATTACATTACGTAATGATAACCCGGCATCAAGAACCGCCAACATAACCCGCTTTTCATTTTCGGCCTTTTGTTGTTTCTTTTTGCAATCGTTAATTATTTCAGCGCGTTTTTTCTCGTATGCTTTGCGCTTTTCTTCGTCTTTCCGCGCTTGTACAGCTTCAGGGCGATAATAACCTTCGTTTATTCTGTTAGTTATAGTTGTACGTTCTTCATCCGTCAATTTCAAAGTAAAACGTTCGTTTTCCGGTTTATATGGGTTTTCCCATGTTTGCCCGGTCAACTCTTCCAGCTTTTTTAAAGCTTCGTTAGATTCTCTTTTCCAGCGTTCAACGATACCAAGTACATAAAGGAGGTATTTAAAGTATTGTTTGTCTTCTGCTTGATAAAGTAAATTATATTCCATTTCCGTAATACGCAAGTAGTTAATTGCAGTTTCTTTGCTGCTGTTCGTAATATGATAAAACCCGTTTTCAACTGGGTACATTGGCGCGCCGTAATGATTAGACAAATGAAGATCAACGAACATTTTAAACTGTGGGAAATGCTTTAGAATTTCTTCATGGCAGCAACCACCAGCACACCAAACGAAACGCCCGTTTTTGCGTTGTTCGTAAATATCTGCCGTTATACTCCAATTGCATATATTATTTTTGCAATCATCAGCCAGTAATATTTTAGCATTGATTTCAAAGGTTGTACCGCCTTGAACATATCTTTTTGATGCTGTGTAAGAAAGTCTATTTGTAGTTGTCATAATACAAAGCTTTAAAGGTGAATAATGAAAGTAAATAGTAACCCGGAGCCATGACAGCCCCGGAAAAATAGTTATTATTAGAATTTAGAAAGATATTCCACGCATCCGATAATATAGGCCGCGTGTTCTCTTGCTGCTTGTTCTTTTTCTTGCTTGGTTGCGGTTTTATGATCCTGATCGGAAAGCATTTTTGCAGCCATCCGGACGATCTTTTTCATAGTAGAACAATTTGCAAGATATTCAACGGAAGGAGTTAAGCCGCGGTTTACTTTTTTCAAAAGTGTATTTTGCAGCCATTCAGTAAGCGCGTAAATATCGCGAGAATTGCGAATGTAGATAATTAATAAATCTGTGTTCATAACGCAAAATTTAAAGGGTGAAACTTGGTTTATCTTTGTTTTTCCCTTAACTTTGCATTTAACGTTGTGGAAGACGTTAGCCGATAAACGCAAAGTTTAAAGGGAGGCCGGAGAAGTTAGCGCACTGATCCGGCTTTTTTATTAATACGAAATCTTTTGAATGCGATCAAAAGGTATTAATAACGCTATATGTTTATCCTGATAGTGAATCAATTCAAAACTATTTGCCGTTGATAGTCTTATAATAGCGGCTTTTTTCGCTGTTTCTTGAAACACATCAAAATGAACCTTTAAACGGTTGCAACAGTTTGTGCCCTCTGGGGCTACATGTACGGCGTTTAACGTTACATTTTTGTTTTGTAAGTTTAGTAATACTTCCATGATCTTATATTTTAAATTAAACATTCAACCAAAGAAGAAGTAAAAACGGGAAGTGTGGAAGACGTTAACCGTTTATCTCCTTTTCTGTATTACAAAGATACGAATAATATTTGTAATACAAAACAAAATGTACTTTTATTTTTAAGAAAATGCTCCGTTTTTACATTTATTAATATTAATATAATATATTGATAATCAACATATTAATAAATAATATAATGATAAATATAAAGTATTTAAGAAGTAAGGAAATATTTGTAATATGCAGCTTTAAATATACTTATTTGCTTTATTTATAGCCTTTGTTTAACTTTGTAGCAAGTTACAGAGCGCGAGACGCCAATATAATAACCCCTTTTATATCGTTTTATATGGTGTATAGTAAACGCGTGACAGATTTACAGCAAATTTACCAATTAACCCCGGATGATGTTTTCTTTTGTATGCTTGTAGCATCCGGCGCCAGTCGTGGCGAAGCATACGCAACTATATTTAGACCACGATCTACAAAGATAGAAACAGCGCAACGCGGAGCCGCCCAGCTTGCAAAGGATAAACCCGGCATTAATAAACTAATACGGTCTTTTGAAGATAACCGCGCGGCCTTCCTTCCTGACAATGACAGCCCCAAAAACAAGAAGAAAAAGAAAAACACAGAAACAGAAGAGGAAGAAAAAGCCGGGAATGTTGTACAATACCGAGATAAAGACGCGGTTTTGTCAGGTCTCGAACAAACTTTGCCTTATTTGAGGGGGAAAGATCGTGCAGATGTATTAATGAAAATAGCCGATTTACAACAGATGAAGAAGGACGAAAATACGGAAGAAGAGGAAACAGTACATTATTATCTGCCTTTGCAGTGTTATAGATGCAGCCTTTTTATAGCTGATCGAGCAAAGCGGAAAGCAGAAGAAGCGGAAAAGCCGGATAATATTTAATATTATAGGTATAATATAAAGAGAATCAAGACAAAACGCGGCTTTTCTCCTTCTTTGCCGGTTAACTGGATAATGAAAGCAGGGAGGGCACCCCCCCCGGCTACCCAAGACACCAAGCATGTTTCAATCCCGGTCAAGATTTTTATTTTTTTTCTTTTTTGGAGCCAATAATGGATGTTTTTAAGGCTTTTCCAATGATAAATTACAAAAGTGAATGTCCGATGTATAGTTTTACTTCTGAAAATGTATAGTACATGTATAGTTTACTTCATAACTATACATGTGTAAATCATTCATTATTAGGTCAATGGAAATTTAATGTATAGTATGTATAGTTTATATGTAAATTGCGTATGGAAAAAAATATATAATATATGGTTTGCATAAAAAACTATACATACTATGCACTATTTTTCCATTGATTTGTATTTCAATATGTTATATATGTATAGTTGCCTTTAAAACCCTACATAAACCATACATATCAGAGAGAATGTTTCATCTGTATTTTCTATTGAAATAGAGCCGTTTTCCTTTGTTTATCAATATTTTGCGATTATTGATATTGAATGATGAAACCAATAAAAATATGACAAAAAAGACTTCAAAAAAAGCGTATTTATTCTATATTTAAGTAGAAAATAATAGCTTTTATGCGGTATTTATGTAGAAAATAAGCTATATTTGTGGCATAAAAACACTTGAAAAATAGTATAAAAACAGTAGAAATGCTTTGTTTTCGGGTATAAAAATGATGATATGAATAAGTTTGAGTCTATATTGTTTGATTATGGGCGATACGTTTTTGTTTCTGTGTTCAGAAAAGCGCAGGAAGAGGAAAGATATGAAGATTGTGCGGTGATGCGAGATATTATGCAAAAATATCATATACCTTGTGACACGTCTTTAGAGGATTGGCGTGCTGATTTGTGGCGATGCGGATATTTAGGTGATGTTGCCATAAATAACTTGTCAGCATATATGGTTGAGGCTTTAACTCGTGCCGGATATTCAAATTCATAGATTGTACATGGAGAAGGGAAAGTATAGGAAGTTGTTGAATGAGGTCTTTGGACTTATGAAAGGCGAGAAACTGGATGCTGCCTTACAAGAGTCCAAGAGTGCAGCTCGTGTTGATGCTGTGCAGGACTTAATGCGTGCAGCCATTATACGATCTTCGATTTGTAAATTCAATGGTACGCCTTACTATTTCAGTGGCCGGATATATGAAGAGATGGCATGGGATGATTTTGGCAACCTGATATATGACTTGATGCGTAAATGCAAGATGCCCAATGGCGATTATTCTCGCGTGGAAGGCGTATTGAAAGTCTGTAAGCGTGTAGTGGCAGGAAAAGCCTTGAAACCTGATAATGCTATTGTGGTATTTAACAATTGCGTGTTTGATATGAGTGCTCGCCGTGCGCATTCTTTCAACCGCCGTTGGGTACAGACCACATGCGTTCCCTATGACTACAAGCCGGAAGAACATGTCTTTCTTTGGAGAATGTTTTTGGATGAAGTTTTGCCGGACAAAAACATGCAAAAAGTTTTGCAGGAATTTCTTGGAAGTATTTTCGTTGACCGGCGTGTGGCGAAAATGGAAACAATGCTTGTTCTTCGTGGCTCCGGTTCCAATGGAAAAAGTGTGGTTTTTGAAACAATCATGGGCATACTTGGCCGGGAGAATGTCAGCAATTTCGGTATAGGTGCATTGATTACTGGAAATGAAAGAAAAAAGAATATCGCTTTCATCAATGGCAAGCGGTTGAACTACTGTTCTGAAATACAAGCGTTAGAGTTTGGTAAGGATAGTGACACGTTGAAAAGTCTTATTAGTGGTGAGCCTACCGAAGCCCGGCCTATTTATGGTGACAACTTTACTGCTTACAATATTCCCTTGTTGATGGCAAATGCCAACCAAATGCCATATTTGAAAGATTGGAGCTATGGAATGAGACGGCGTATTTGCATTATTCCTTTTGAAGTGGAGATACCCAAAGCCCGGCAGAAAAAAGAACTGTCACGGGATTTGGAAGCCGAATACCCGGCTATATTCAACTGGATATTGGAAGGTCGTGACCGTTTTATCGCCAATGGTTATAAGTTGACGGACAGTAAGGAACTTGAAAATGTCATGGATGAATATCAGTCGGAAAGTAGTACCGTAATGAAGTTCATGTATCAAATGAACTATCTGTGCCGATATGAGGAAATTGCCGATATTGAACCCAAATGGATGTCTTCGGCCATTCTGTACCGGAAATACTGCAAATGGTGTAAGGACAATAATGCCAAAGAAGAGAATGTGACAGTATTCGGACGTATTCTTTCGGAAGCCGGTTATCGCAAAAAAAGAACCCCGAACGGTCAGGTATATGGCTTATATGGAACAGCCTTGACGGAAAAACTCTATTATGAGAAACGGGAAGACCTACGGGGCAACTATAAGCAAAGGATCGCCAAACCGGTTTACAAAGATGGCAAACGATATGCCTATACCCATGAAGGACTTGCGGCCTGCTTGTCATTAAGCATTTATCAAGTCCAGCGTTTGTTCCGGGAGAAGAAACTGGAAGGGACGTACCACATGGAGAAAAGAACAACAGTTTTTGAATTGGACGCTGTGGAGAAGATTATCAAACAATTAAAAGTAAGAACCAAATAGTATGATCGCACCGGATGAATTTGCAGAGATTATTGAAAGAATTGATAACCTGCGGGGAGCATTGGAAATTCCTATGCCAGTTGAATTTCATATAAATCAAATGAAGCGTGAATTAAAAGAAGTATCGGACAAATTAAAACGGATTTACGTTGAGGAAGAAGATGAAAATCCGTGGGAGGAATAAGAATGGCAGTAAAATTTAGACATAAGGAAACGGGACTGTTCTTTTGCAGGGCAAAGGGATTATCACCTTCAATAAAAATGTATAACGAATTAGGAGAAGAAGCTATTTTCAGGAAAAGAAATCTTTCCAAGAGAGGAAGAATTTATGAGACGGCTACTGAAAATCAAAAAAGACTGTGGATTGGAGAAAAACATGCGGATGAATTTGAAATTGTAGATGTTTGATTATGAGTAGAAATTGGAAGGAAAAGGCTGCATATAGATATGTGCATTTGGGCATTCCAATTCCGACACATCTGTTTTGCATAAGGAAAAAATGGTGGAGGTATAACTTTGATATTGGAAAAATGCGCTATAAAAGGAAACAATATATTGAGAAACAATTAAATAAAGACATGTATGGGCAAAAAAACAAACGGTATTCAGGTAGGTAACTTTATTGTTACGAGAGATAATGGTAGTGAACATGACTGGATCAGCATTAAGGCAGTGTCAGGTTTTTGGAGTATGCGTTTTCGGGATGACAACGGAATGTTCTCTCGGATTCGGGAGTTAGCCAACAATAAGGAACTTCGAGAATATTTAGAAACATGGATCAAAGTATGTTTCCTTATCAGTAATGCAACTCCCGATGTTAAGTTTATGGAAGAATTTTTTAAAAGCTATTCTGATCTTACCGAACGGCTACGAAGCTTGCAGCAATCGGTATCACCGGAAGATGATGCCAAGATACTGGAAGAAGAAAGAAGCATGAATAGTATCAAGGAAGGTATTAAGGAGGAACGTAAAAATGAGGATACCGACTGA